AAGAAATCGAAGGTAACGATAATCCTATTGAGTTTGTAAACAATAAAGCTCCTATGATACCTGTAAGATTGTTAGACAATAAAAAACTTAGAGATTTAGGATGGACACCTAGCTACGATTTAGATAGTGGATTGAAAGATGCACTAAGATGGTACAAAGAAAACAAAGACCAATTTGACCCAAATTCTAAACCATAATGATTAGAAATATTGTATTTGGTGGGTGCTCTTATACTTGGGGTCAAAGTTTACATCTTTTTGATGACAGTGATGTAGACCCATCCTCACCAGGTACACATGGATTTGATGAAAACTCAGTCCGTTCTTGGGATTACCAAAAAATTATAGATAGGAGATTTGCAACTATAGTAAGTAATTACTTTGGTAGAAAATCAAAGGTTGATATAAACAATGGTGGTAGTACATGGAGTATTCATGCACACGTTTTAAAAGCTATTGATACTCTTACAGATTTAGTAATAATACAAACAACTAACTTTACAAGAAATATGACTGATGGTAGAAATTTATCTATGGAAACACAAGTCAGTATGTATAAAGAAATTTTGGATTATTGTAATGGAAAAAATATACCTATTAGATTTTTACATTGGGATTGGCCAGAAGATATGATAGAAATACCAAGTGAAATCAAAAATATAAGTATGAAGTTTGATGGCAAATATAGTTTTTTTGATATGACACTTAAAGATGAATATATAGTTGATAGTAAAGATAGGCATTTTAATTTTAGAACACATAAAATTATAGCAAATCGAATCATAGATAACATAGAAGAATTGGGTTTGTTAAAACAACCAAAATATGATTAAAGGACAGGTATATACTCAAAACTTATACACAGAAGAAGAGCTTTTGAAAAATCATGTGTGTATGATACCATTTAAACATATGGAAATGTTTAAAGATAAAGCTACATTATGTTGTGGTACATGGTTAAAAAAAGAGTTAGTATATCCTAAAGATGAAAATGGTAAATATGATTATGATGTTTGGAATAGTGAAGCTGCGCAAGAGATAAGGCAATCTATTTTAGATGGTAAATACACATATTGTGATAAGCAAATATGTCCACATTTAAATTCATTAATTTCAACAGGAATTACTGATAGAGGAATTTTTGTAAAAAGAGATGATACAGATTTTCCTCACTACGATTTTGATAATATAAAAATAGATGATGATTGTTATGTAAAAAATACTCCTGGCTCACTTAATTTTACATTCGATTGGAGTTGTAATTTTAAATGTCCATCTTGTAGAGTAGATACTATAATGGCAAAATCTGATGAAGTAAAAGAAATTGATGGTATTGTTGAATTTATAAATAAAACATATTCAGCAAATTGTAAAAAAATATTAATAACAGGTAGTGGAGACCCATTCGCTTCAAAATCATTTAGAAAATTTTTATTTAATTTTCAACCTTCTCAATGGCCTGAATTAAAAAGTGTACAACTAATTACAAATGGAAAACTTTTTAATGAAAAGAATTGGAACTTAATGAAAGCCATTCAACCATATGTTGATATAGTAGATGTTTCCATAGATGCTGGTACAAAAGATACTTATGAAAACAAAACAAGATTAGGGGGTCATTGGGAAACATTATTAAAAAATCTAAAATTTATATCAACAATAAAAAGTATAAATTTTTTTAGAATTTCATTTGTAGTACAAAATGATAACTATAAAGAAATGGAACTCGCACTGGAGTTGGTATATGATATTTTTAAACATAGAATAACAGATGATATAGATTCCAAAAAAGTAGTTATGTATTTTGGATATATAAATCAATGGCAACATTTAACAGATGAGGATATGATGAGAATGGATGTATCAAATCCAAAACATATAAACCACAAAGATTTTATAAAGTATATTAAAAAAGCTGATAAGTGGAGAGATAGAATACACATTCAATCAAATTGGAATCATCTTTATACAAATATAAAAAATTAATATTATGAGTAAACCAGAATTCACACCATATGTAGATGCACTTACAGAATCAATGAAACTTTGTATGGATGACCCATCTACTATTTTTATTGGACAACAGATAGTTTATTATGGTAACCCAATGAGTAAAACAATTGAAGGATTACCAAAGGAAAGGATGATTGAGACACCAGTAATGGAAGAGGTACAAATGGGAATGACTGTAGGTCTTAGTATGACAGGTCATAGAGTAGTTTCATTTTATCCAAGATGGGATTTTTTAATCTGCGCAGCAAATCAATTAATAAATCACTTAGATAAATTAGAGGCAATGTCTGATGGTGAGTGGAAACCAAATGTAATTGTTAGAGTTGGTAAGGGAAGTGATAAACCATTAGACCCTGGTCATCAACATAAAGCAGATTATACCGATGCATTTGAACAGATGGTAACAAACTCAACAATTGTAAAATTAGATTCACCTGATAAGATTTTACCAGCATACAAAAATGCATTATCAAAAGGTGGAATACACATATTAGTAGAATACCCAGAGTTATATTATGAAGCTTAAAGATATAGTATTTTTAGAAGATTATTTTTTTGGAAAACAATTAGGTATTAATTGTATGGATTTTAATAAATCAAGTTATTTTAACAAAACTGATTTTTTTAAAAACCAATTTGATTATATAGATAATTTTGTTAGACAAAATGAACAAACACAACCCCAATGTTATCAGAGTAACATAGGTTATTTTGAAGATAACTTTGAGATAATACCTACTTTTGATTTTTTAGAAAATCCAAATCAAAGAGAAGATACTTTATATTTTTATCAGATTAACATATATTCATGGCCTGCGGATTCTTTTGATAACGATAGTGTATTTAACAAAATACCATATAAAATTATTGAACACCTAAAATACAATCCAAATGTATATTTAATTATAAATGCTAGTTCTGAAGGATACTTACCTTATGAAAGTTTTAACAATCTAAATAATTGGTTATTAGAAAAGGAGCTAAAATTAGATAAAACTTTTTTGATACATGCAAATTACAGAATTTCAGAATATGCCTTAGATTATAAAGAAAAATATGGAACTGATAAGTGTGTTAATGTTATCCCATATTTATGGTCCATTCCATTTTTTCATAATAAATTACATTACGATAATTTTTCAAATGAAACTTTGTATAAGCAAAATTTTAATGTAGGTAGAAAAAAATCATTTAATTTATTGACTAGAGAACAAAAACCTCATAGAACACAACTTTTATGTGACTTACACTATTTAGATTTAATAGAAAATAATAATGTATCATATGACTTTTATCTACATGAAGGTTACGAAGATGTAAATCATATAAAAAACAATTGGATTAAAATGGAACAATGGTTTGAGCAGGATAGTCCTAAGTTTCAAAGGTATTGGAAAATACTAGAAGATTTAATTGAAAAAGCTCCTAAAAAAACAATAGATTATGAAAGACTTTGGGATGTTAGAGGAGAGGGTATGGAAACTGATATTCCATATAAAGATACACTATTTACAGTAGTAGCTGAATCCTTCTTTTATGAGACGGAGAGAATAGGATATGTTTCTGAAAAAGTTATAAAACCAATATTACATCAACATCCATTTATAGTTCTATCAACAAGTGGAACTTTAACTTGGTTACACAATATGGGTTTTAAAACATTTGGTGAAACTGGTTATGTTGATGAAACTTACGATTGTGAAGAGGATCCTGAAAAAAGATATAAAATGGTTTTGAAAGAAATAATAAATTTATCACAACTAACAACTGAACAAAGAGAAACATTTATGTACAATTGTAAAGAAATCATAGAGCATAATTACAATCACCTTAAAAACTTTGATATGGTTAAATACAACAGAAATTTGATGTGGTATTTTCAAAAAGCAAGAACTAATTTGGATTTCCTATTATGAATTTAGTATTTACTTATGTATTTGATGATTTATTTATAAACTCTTTTGATTTTTCAAAATTATCCTCTCTTAGTAAAAGTTTAGATAGTGAAACTTTGTGGGAGATGGCTTATGAAGAAAATATTGGTATTGAGGGTATAGCTACTTGGGTTTACAATCCTGCAAGAAATACTAAATGGACTACAAAGCATTTATTCTTTTATGATATTTTTGATGATAATAATATAGTATTAGATAAATACAAAGATGAACCACTATTTTATCAAATAGATATGTTTGGTGGAAGTGATTTATCTTTTCCTGGCGATAATAGAAATACAACTATTGATTTAATTCCATATAGAGTTATAGATGCACTTAAAAAAAATAAAAACTTTGTGATTCACATAGATTATTGTTGGGAAGGTATTATAGAACAAATACCTTTAAAAATGTTACATACAAAATTACATGAATATAATATACCAACTAAAAAATGTATATTTTCATTTGCTGGATATAATCAAAAAGAGTGGTATGATACTTTTTGTAAAAAATTTAATATCTCTCAAAAAATAAAATTTAATCATAATCATTGGGTTTGGAAAACAAAAGGAGAAGAATACTCTAAATATAAAAAAGCAAAAGAGTTTCATAAAGTTCATTTGGATTATAAGATTGAACCAAAAAAATATGATTTTAATTGTCTAAATCGTAGATTAAGAACACATCGCTTGTATATTTTAGCAAAGCTAAATCAATTAAACTTAATAGATAATAATATTGTTACATATGATTTTACTATAAATGATAACCAAAAACATTTAAAGGAAATTCCAAATATACACGAAAATGAATTATTAGATTTTACAGAACTTAAAAAATACATTTTAGATTTACAAATAAATAATGATAAGAAGTTTTATGATTTTGAAGATTTAGAATCTCTATATGGTATAATGTATGAAGATGCTAGTGTTTATGAGGATTCAATGTTTAGTTTTATATCAGAAACATCATTTTTAGAAGATGAATTTTACATATCAGAAAAGGTAGTAAAGGCACTTGGACAGAATCATCCATTTATTGTATTTGGTAATTTTGGAACTTTAAAAGAATTGAAAAGAATGGGATTTGAAACATTTGAACCATTCATAGATGAATCGTATGATTTAGAACCAAATATACAAAAAAGAATGGATATGGTATTTGATGAGGTAATTAAGCTTGTAAATAAAACAGAAGAAGAAAAATTAATTTGGATGAAAAATATAAAACCAATATTAGAAAAAAACTATAAAGTTTTATTAAATTTATTTTATAACTACAAAATATCAAAAAGAGAGAATCAAAATAATCTAAAAAGATTAGCTTCTAACTATTTAATATAGTATGATAAACTGGATTAAAAAAAAATATAAAGATTGGAAAATGGAAAGACTCTATAAAAAGCGTATAAAAGAGCTTAAAAAGAGAGACCCGTTTGTTTACAAAAAATAATCCCCTTTCTTATAATCTTATATTTATATACTGATAGGGTGTATTTATGAGTCAACTAAGCAATTTCTTAGCAGAACAGATTCTTATGGAAGAATCTAAAATCAAAAAGACTGTGGTGGTCTATGTTGGTAGATTCCAACCCATGCACAAAGGACACTTCAAAACATTCCAACACCTTCAGAAAAAGTTTGGAAAAAAAGATGTGTACATAGGTACATCAAACAAAACAGAAAAAGGTCGTTCACCTTTTAACTTCAAAGAAAAAGTAAAAATAATGACAACGATGTTTGGAATACCAAAATCCAAAATCGTACAAGTCAAAAATCCATACAATCCACAAGAAGTTCTAAAAAGATTTAACAAAGATACTACGGCATTTGTAACTGTTGTAGGGCAAAAAGATGCTAGTAGATTATCACACAAATACTTTCAGAAGTATGATGGTAAGCCAACCGAAGGATATGAAGATAGAGGATACCTTTATGTAGCACCGATGCAGGGTGGAGCAATAAGTGGTACTGAAGTTAGACAAGGATTATCAATGGGTTCGGATGACCAGAAAGAAAAGTTCTTCAAAGATAGGGCGTATGGTAAGTTTAACAAAACTATATTCCAAATGGTATCTGATAAACTTAGTGAAGGTTTATTTGTACCAAAAGAAACTATAGAAGAATATATGATGGAAATATCTACTGGTGGTCTAAATGGATTAGATGTAGATGATGGACCAAACTTCTTTATACCAAATTATAAAACATTCAGAAGAGTAGCAGCTGATAGAGCAGCTAAATTAGGATACACCGTAGTTAATATGATTGGTGATGAGAAGTTTGAAGATTACTATGAACATCCCGAATATCCCGATGGACCACAAACAGCAGTATCATATTTCCCAGCTGGTGTAATTGGTACGATGACTCCAAACAACCAAGTTGATATCTACTCAAGTGGTGCATACTCTAATTGGTATAAGCATGTTACTCGTAAAGCTGCTATGGTAGGATACGATGTAATCAAAAAGTTAGATATAGAAAAGGATGATAAGGAACAATCAACCGATGATGCAAAAGGAGCTAAGGATTTAGAGAAAGAGTTTGAAGCATCACTAACTGAGATGATTAAGTTACCTGTAAAGGTTGGTGATACTATTCTAATGGGTAGATTCAAAAACAAAAAGGTAGTGATTAAAACAATCGGTAAAGATGAGCATGGGATGCCAACTATCAATGGTAAAAAAGTTGTAACTTTTCGACTAATGAAAGAAGGATTCAAAGTTGAATTAGAAGAAAGTTGTGATAGACCAATGAAGGGTGAAACCGAACAACAATTTAGAACAAGATGTTTTGGGGTGAATCCATTAGCACAACCACCTAAAGGTTTGATGAAAATGGGTGAGGAGGAATTAGATGAAAGAAGTAAAGGTAAACTAAGACCTGCAGATTTACTTAGAAGAAAAGCAGCGATGGCTGGTAAAAGAGCCGCTATAGCAAGAAGAAGAGCAAGAACGATGAAGAGAAGAAAACCTCTTGCTAAACTTAAAAAGATTGCATACAAAAAAGCATACCTTCAAGTCTATGATGAGTTTATGAAAGATTTATTTCCTGGTAAAAAGAAATCAGATTTATCAATCCAACAAGCTAAAGTAGTTCATAAAAATGTATTAAGAAAAAAAGGAAGAGTTAGAAAAAGAGCAAAGTTCAGATTTTTACCAGCGTTAAGAGCAAAAGAAGCAGATAAGTTTGATGGTAAGGAAGCAGCAAGAATCCCAAGAAAAAAAGGACAACATAGACAATCATCTTCACATTCTGATTTATATACCGATGAGAATCCAAAAGGAACAATCAAAGGATTGAAGTTCGCAACAGTTGATGATGCTAAAAAATCTGTAAGTAAGATTAAGAGTAGTGGTAAATCTCATGCACACAAAATCCAAGCTGCGGTAGCTATGGAACAAAGAGCTAAAGAGATGGGTAAGAAATCACAAGCTGCAGTTTACAGAGCATACATCAATAAGATGAAAAAGAAAACCAAAGCTAAGAATGAAACTTTGGGTTATCCTTCAAAAGAAGATATGAAGGTTATTAAGAAAAGATTAACAAAAGCAAGAAACAATACCGATTCAAATCAAGAGTATCAGTATGACCCAATTAATGAAGTTAATGATTTCTTTTATATGGATTTTAAAAAGTATGTTTATAAAAACAGAGGAAAAATAAATAAACTATTTAAAGGATTATCACCTGAAAAGAAAAAAGAATATTTAGAAAGATTATATGTAAAACTTTTTAAATCACCAACTTATAGAATGGCTGATAAAGATATCAAAGGTAAGGGTGGTGAATTACACAACAAACTTAAAAAGGATAGAGTTGTTAAAGAAGAGATGATAATGGAAGGAGGAGCTTATGGTCATATGAATCACCCATTTGATTCGGAAGTTAATCTTACATTTGGACAATTAAAAGATATTGTAAACAGAGCGCTTGATGGTACATTAGAAAATACAAGAGAAAAAACTGATGGACAAGCGTTAGCTATCAGTTGGAGAGATAACCGATTGGTTGCTGCTCGTAATAAAGGACACCTTAAAAATAAAGGGGAGAATGCTTTAGATATAAAGGGAGTATCGGATAAGTTTCAAGGTAGAGGAGGATTGAGTGATGCATATAACTTTGCTATGAGAGATTTATCTAAAGCTATCTCTTCGTTATCGGAAAAACAAAGAGAAAAGGTTTTCAAAGGTGGAGCTTGTTTTATGAACTTAGAGGTAATCTATCCAACATCTGTTAATGTAGTACCTTATGGACAAGCACTCTTAGTATTCCACGGAACAATGGAGTATAATGAAGAGGGTGTAGCTATTGGTGAGAATCAAGGAGCTGCTAGAGTGTTAGCTGGTATGATTAAACAAGTCAATCAAAATGTTCAATCATCATATACAATAGAAGGACCGCCGGTTGTTAAATTACCAAAATCGCAAGACCTTTCTAAAAAGAAATCTGTATATAGTGGTAAAATAAAAAGATTACAAAAGAAATATAATCTTAAAGATACAGATGGTGTAGCAGAATATCACCAAGCTTTTTGGGAAAACTATGTAGATAAAAAATCACCTACTACATTAGATAACAAAACCAAAATGGGATTAGTTAAAAGATGGGCTTTCTTTGATAAGAAATTTAGGTTAGATAGAAAAAACATAGTTGATGCTAAAACTTTAGATTGGGCAAAGAAAACTGATAAAGAAAAACATAGTAAAATAGCTAAAGATAATATTAGACCATTTGAGGATATTTTCTTAGGTTTAGGTGCAGAAGTGTTACAATTTGTAAGTTCCGCATTAACTGTAAATCCTGATAAAGCTATTAGAGATATGAAAAAGAAATTGGATAAAACAATCAAAGATGTAAGAAAATCTGGTGATGAAAAGAAAATCCAAAAACTAAAATTAGAACTTCAAAGATTAAACTCTATCGGAGGGGCTAAAAAGATAGTACCAAATGAAGGTATTGTATTTACTTACAATGGAAAGACTTTCAAACTTACAGGTACATTTGCACCTCTTAATCAAATATTAGGTATATTTTTCTAAAAATGTTAGCTAGAAACCTTATTGATTTCGTAGCGCCACATATGAACAACAACCCACACATAACTTTGGGTGGTTCTGTTGGTATCTACTATATGAAAGATGAATTAGATAAACGTAACTCAACAGATGTTGATTTGTTTTATGTGAGCGATATACACAAAACAAAATTTTATGAAAGTGTTAAAAATACTAAATCATTTGAAATTTTAAATTTAGGAAGGCGAGGTTATTATAAAGATATAATTGTAGTTGGAAAAAAAGAACATAAATTTAAAATATTAGAAAGTGAATGGAAAATACTAATTGATGAATTTGGTAATAGATATAATTTAAATTTTACAAAATTAGATAAACTAACATCGGTAAAAGTATTTGATTACAAAAACTACAGAATAGGTATTTCATTAGCAGAAGATGTTATTTATTGTAAACAAGTACATGCTCAATTAAAATCTTTAGAAAGTACTTTAATATAAATTGTTATGTTTTTACAATTTAGTGATATTTATATATACATATATAATATGTTAAAATAGTATGGCAAAAGAATTCAAAAGAAAATTTATGCACCCAACTCGTAGAAAACTATCCGATATGGTTAGAACGGGTGGTGAATTTGATAAAAATACAACTGTTGGTTGGACTTCTAAAAAAGAAGATAGAAAAGTAGGTGATGTTTGGGAAGATGAACATTACAGATATGAAAAGAAAGAGGGTTATACTTTAAAAACAGGTAAAAACTCAGAAACTTTTCAAGAAATTAGAAAGTATTTAGCAGAGCAAAATAATTGTAAAGGTACAGATTGTAAGCATGTTGGTGAATTCGGACCAAATAATAAAAAATTAATTCGTAAAACTGGATTTTGTATTTCTTGTAATAAAGAGATGGAAAGAGAACTTAGAATAAATGGTATTTTTGAGGATTACGAAAAATACAAAATGTTTTCAAATGCTATGGCAGATGGTATATTAAGACTAGACCAGATTGAAGAAGATATCAAAAATTTAAAACAAACATATGAACAAATTAATGAGGAAGGTGAAGTTATTGAAACTTACACTCTTCCAAAACCTGTAGATGAGATGAAAGCAGAAATGCGTGAGTTTGTTGAGAAGAGTAAAATAGAGTTGGAAGATATAAAACAAAAAAGAGAAGAATGCTTCCAACGAATAAAAGATAAAAATTATGAGCACATTCTTTAGTATATTAAGAAAGTATTTTAAAGAAATACTAATCTTAGGATTAATAGTTGTAATTCTATTAATGAGAGCATGTAGTGGAGATTCATCCACAGAACCAAAAGATATAGTTAAGGTAGATGGAAAAGATTATGAATTGTTAGAACAAAAGATAGATACAGTATTTATTGAAAAGACAATCGAAGTTCCAAAGTATGTACCTAAGTATATTACAAAAGTAGAAACGATTACTGTAGAAGTTCCAGCTGATGTTGATTCTTTAAAAGTAGTAGAAGATTACTACGCAAAATATATTGTAAAAGATACTTTAAATCTAACATATGATTTTGGACCTGAAATAACAATTGATTCAATTGGAACAAAACCGAATCCATCTTTAGGATTTGGATATCTTACAGATACAATATCACAAAATAAAATTCTAAGTAGAAAAATAGAATGGAACTTTCAGATTCCAACAATCTACAATACAAAGATAGTAAAAGAGTTACCCAAAAGACAATTCTATTACGGAGTTGGCGCTGATTTCAATAAAACCGATTTTATACAAAGTGCAAAATTTGGTATTTTATATAAAGACAAGAAGGATAAAATATTTGGATTAAATTTAGGTGTACTAAATGCAAATAATAATGTAACTCCTTATGTTGGCGGTTCACTATATTGGAAATTATCATTTAAGAAAAAGAAATAGATGGCATCCTTAAAGGAGATTATCAAAATTGAATATCAGAAATGTGCATCAGACCCGATTCACTTTATGAAAAAGTACTGCTATATTCAGCACCCAGTTAGAGGGAAGATACCTTTTCATTTATTTGAATTTCAAGAAAGAACTCTTACACAATTTGATGAGAATAGATATAACATAGTTCTTAAATCAAGACAAACTGGTATATCAACATTAGTAGCGGGATTTTCTCTTTGGAAAATGTTATTTAATTCTGATTTCAATATTTTAATTATAGCAACTAAACAAGAAGTAGCTAAAAACTTAGTTACTAAGGTAAGATATATGAATGATAACTTACCATCGTGGTTAAAACAAACAGCTATAGAAGATAATAAACTATCTCTTAGATATTCAAATGGTTCTCAGATAAAAGCAACATCAGCAGCTGGTGATGCTGGTCGTTCTGAAGCACTATCCTTATTAGTATTTGATGAGGCAGCATTCATTGATAAGATTGAAGATATATGGGTATCAGCACAATCTACCTTATCTACTGGTGGTAGTGCAGTTATCCTTTCAACACCAAATGGTGTAGGAAATTTCTTTCATAAGACATGGGTAGGAGCCGAAGAAGAGGAAAATGGATTTAATACAATCCGTTTACATTGGAGTGTACATCCTGAAAGAGACCAAACTTGGAGAGATGAACAAGAAAAACTATTAGGACCAAAAGGAGCGGCTCAAGAATGTGATTGTGATTTCGTTTCCTCTGGTGATACAGTGATTGACCCTCAACTCCTTATGTTTTACAAAGAAACACATATACAAGAACCAATTGAAAAGACTGGATTTGATGGAAACCTATGGAAATGGGAATATCCTGATTACAACAAAAGTTATATGGTAGTAGCTGATGTAGCTAGAGGAGATTCAACAGATTACTCTGCTTGTCACGTCTTTGATGTTGAACAAGCTTCACAAGTAGCTGAGTACAAAGGAAAATTGGAAACAAAAGACTTTGGAAACTTTTTAGTTGCATTAGCAACAGAGTACAATAACGCATTATTAGTAGTTGAAAACGCAAATATAGGTTGGGCAGTAATCCAACAGATAATTGATAGAGCATATCCTAACTTATTTTATATGAGTAAGGATTTAAAATATGTAGATGTAGAAAATCAGATGACAAATAAATACCGAAGAGAAGAAAGAGGTATGGTAGCTGGTTTTAGTACTACATCTAAGACAAGACCTCTGATTATATCTAAATTAGATGATTACTTCAGAGAAAAATCTTGTATGGTTCGTTCATCACGCCTTATAGATGAATTATTTACATTTATATGGAGTGGTAATAGAGCTGAAGCAATGAAAGGTTATAATGATGATTTAACTATGTCATTCGCAATCGGATTGTGGGTTAGAGATACCGCTTTGAGATTAAGACAGGAAGGTATTGATTTAACAAAACAAGCTTTAGGTAGTATTGGACAACAAACGCATGGACAAGGAGTTTATGGTGGTGGAAGTACTGTAGATGGAAACCCTTGGACACAAAGAGTTGGTGATACCGATGAGGATTTGACTTGGTTAATTAGGTAATAATGAAAAATTATATATTTATAGTGTAAGGAGTTAATTATGGACAATATTACAAAAGCATTATATTCTAATCACATTAATATTATCAGAAATGAAGCCGAAGAGGTTGAAGAGTATGATGTAGTGAACGAACAAGACATTTCAGAGCTTATAGAATTTTTAAAACATTACAAACCTGATGTAAATGAAGCTGAGTATCAAGGTAGAAAGGTAAAATTAGGTAAACCAACAAGAGGTGATGTAGCAAAATTCAAAGTTTATGTAAAAAATCCGAAAGGTAACGTGGTAAAAGTTAATTTCGGTCACAAAGGTAAGGGTGGTGAGAAAACAATGAGAATTAAAAAATCAGACCCAGCCCGAAGAAAAGCATTCAGAGCAAGACACAACTGTGATAATCCTGGTCCAAGACATAAGGCTAGGTATTGGAGTTGTAGAGCTTGGTAATAAAGGTTATATAATTAAATTAAAACAAAATGGCAGATACTTCATTTTTCGGTAGATTAAGAAAACTATTCGCTACACAAGCAGTCGTTAGAGTCGATGCTAAAGGTAGAAGAAAAGTTTCTGATGTCGATATGAGACAAAAAACAAACTTATCTCATCTAAGAGACCGATACACAAAATTACAAAAAGGATTTTACGAATCAGCAGGTGCAGCCCAATCAATGGCATATCAACAAGTTCGTAGAGAATTATTCAGAGATTATGATGCTATGGATAATGACCCTATTTTGGCATCAGCATTAGATATATACGCTGATGAATCAACACTAAAGAATGAATATGGTGATATTCTTACAGTTCGTTCAACAAATGAACAAGTACAACAGATTCTAAACAACTTATTCTACGATGTACTAAATATTGAATTCAATCTTTGGCCTTGGGTAAGAAATATGTGTAAGTATGGAGATTTCTTCCTTTCATTGGAGATGGCTGAGGGTAAAGGTATTGTAAATGTATCTCCACTATCTGTTTACAATACAGAAAGATTAGAAAATACAGACCCTAACAATCCAAACTTTGTAAAATTCCACGTAGAAGATGATTCATTAGGTAAAGTGGATTATGATAACTTCGAAGTAGCACATTTTAGATTATTAGCTGATACAAACTTCTTACCATATGGTAAAGCTATGATTGAAAATGGTAGAAGATTATGGAAACAATTATCTCTGATGGAAGATGCTATGTTGATTCATAGAATTATGAGAGCACCTGAAAAGAGAGTGTTCAAAATTGATATAGGTAACATCCCACCAAACGAAGTAGATAACTATATGCAAAGAATCATCAACAAAATGAAGAAGATTCCATTTGTTGACCAAAATACAGGTGATTACAACCTAAAGTATAATATACAAAACCTTACAGAAGATTTTTACTTACCAGTCAGAGGTGGTGATAGTGGTACTAATATTGAAAACCTATCAGGTTTAGAGTTTAGTAACATTGAAGATATTGATTATCTTAAAAATAAACTATTTGCAGCTCTTAAAATACCAAAAGCTTATTTAGGATACGAAGAGCAGGTTAATGGTAAAGCAACATTAGCAGCTGAAGATGTTAGATTCGCAAGAACAATCGAAAGAATCCAAAGAATTGTAATTTCTGAGTTAACAAAAATTGCAATCGTTCATTTATACTCACAAGGTATTCAAGATGCAGAGTTAACTAACTTTGAATTAGGATTGGTTAACCCATCAATGATATATGAGCAAGAAAAAGTAAATCTTTGGAGTGAAAAGATTAGATTAGCACAAGACATTCAAGGTTTAAATATGTTATCCAAAGAATGGGTATATGATAATATCTTTAAATTGAGTAGAGGTGAATCTGATAAACAAAGAGAAACAATGATTGAAGATTTAAAAGATAGATACAGATTCCGTTCAATCGAAGATGAGGGTAGTGACCCAGCTAAAGAAGATGAAGAGCCAGTTGATGTAGAAGAATCTTTGGAAAATCTTAAAAATGAGTTGAAAGATAAAGGTGGTAGACCGAGAGAAGGTAATACTTATAAGAAAGATAAACATCCTTATGGTAGAGACCCTCTTGGGGACGAAGAACGTAAAAATGCGTTAAAGAAGGAAACCAGGTTATCATCCGATAAAATTAAGAGTATAGTTAATGGTGTTTCATCAAAACGAAAGTTTCTTCAAGAGACAGATATGTTGGATGAAAATAACATTATAGAGGAATAAATTCTCTTTAATAAATATTTTTATATTTATATTAGAGATTTAGTATTCTATCAAATTAGGAAGTAAAATGAAAAAAATTAAACATAGTAAGTTTAAGAACACTGGAATTTTGTTTGAACTATTAGTCAGACAAATTACTTTTGAGGTCTTAAATGGTGATAATAACGAAAAAGCACAAAAAATTCTCAAAGAATTTTATAGTAATAGGACTGAGTTAGGTAAAGAACTCAGATTGTATCAAATGCTATCCGAAGAAAAGTACAAATCAGAGGGAAGAGCAGAAAAATTTATTGATACTATTTTAGAAGCAAGAAAAAGAATTGATTTAAAGAAGTTAACTAAAGAAAAATACAATTTAGTTAAAAAAATCCAAGAATCTTTTGATATTAATCAATTTTTATCATCACCAATTACAAATTATAAGGTGATGGCTTCCATTTATAAGATATTTGAATCTCAAAACAAAGAAAACTACGATGTAAAAGATGTATTTAATTCTAAATATACCATTGTAGAAGGTTTAATAGGTGGTGAATTAGAAAATAAAGCACAACTTGTTGAAGATAAAACAATTTCTGAGTTTAAAACTCAGAATAAAGAAGAAAGATTCTTAACATATAAAGTATTGTTAGAAACTTTCAACAAAAAACATCAAAAATTAAATGAATCTCAAAAAGCATTGTTAAAAAATTACATTAACAATGTAAGTAATACTTCCAAATTTACAGAATACTATACTCAACAACTCAAAGAAGTGGTTACTCAGTTGGTAAAACAACATAAAGAGGTCAAAGATAAGGTTACAAAAATAAAGTTAAAAGAAACTATCAATGTTTTGAAAAAAACAAAAATTGGTAGGGTAGTTTCAGACAATCAGGTTTCTGCTATGATGATAGCATATGAATTGATTAGTGAAATAAAAAATGTTAGAAACAAAGCTTAAAGAATATATTCGTAATCTTGTCGAAGAGATGGATGAGGATTTAGATGAAATCACAACAACCGCAAATATAGATGGTTTCGATACTCCTTACGCTTTTCTAAACAAAAAATCCAAAAAAGATAAAGAAAAAAGAAAAAGGATAGCTACTCAAATGGGTTATAGAATTGTTGGTGAGGGTAAGAAGATAAAAAGACCTGTAAATAGATGGTTAGAGTTAAAAAATGATGAAACAAAAACTCCCAACCATAAGTTAGCTTTGGGATTAAAAGAATTAAAATATCAATTAGCCGAAGTTGAGATGTTTTTTAGATGGTACAATAAGATTCGTTCTATGAATGAGTTAAACAAAGACAAGTATTGGAAAAGAACAAATACTCATATTTATAAGATAAAGGAAAGGTTAATTAATATAGTTAACAGTATAAAGGAATTAGACCAATGAAAATAACAAAGGAAAGATTAAAAGAAATCATCAAAGATGTATTGAGAGAAGAAACTGAATATCAGAAGTTTTTTGCAAAAGCACTAAAAAAATCTGGTAAATCAATTCCTCAAATGTCTGATGAAGAGAAAAAAGCATTTTTTAACAAAATCGATGCTGCTTGGAAAGGCAAAGGCGAAAAGAAAGAAAGTTAAAAAATGAAAATAGATAAGTTGAAACAAATTGTTAAAGAAGAAATTCTAATCCACAAATATGGTGGAATTTCTTTAGTCAATGAAGAGGTAACTAACGAAGATGAAGATAAGATTCGTAAGATTATCAGACAAGAAGTTTCAGCAATATTTTTTGAATTATTTAAAAAACGTAGAAGTTGGGGAGCATAATGAAAAATTTACTTATAGAAACTCATTTATTCGAAGGTAAAATAAACGAAGATTCATCAGGTAGAACTATCGTAAAAGGAATCTTACAGAGAGCTGAAGCGCCTAACCAAAACGAAAGGGTTTATCCTAAAGAAATTCTAATGAGAGAAGCTAAGAAATATGAAACTCTCATAAAAGAAAGAAGAGCGTTGGGTGAGTTAGACCATCCAGAATCTTCTGTAATAAATTTAAAGAACGTATCACACAACATTAGAGAAATTCATTGGGAAAATGATGATTTGATGGGAACTGTTGAAATACTACCAACGCCATCTGGTAACATTCTTAAAGAATTGTTAAAAGCTGGCATTCTATTAGGTATCTCATCAAGAGGTATGGGTTCAGTAGAACCAAGAAATGGTGGTGGTGTAACTGTTGGTGATGATTTTGAACTAATAGGTTGGGATTTTGTATCCAACCCGTCTACACATGGTGCATTTATGACTCCGATGAACGAATCAAAACAACTTAAAGTTAATGAAGTTTGTGGAGATTATTGTAAAGCACACGATTTAATAAGAGAAATAATAACAGAATTATCATGATAAAATTAGGTGGATTAATAGATTTAAAACCAATTACTGAAGCAGATGTTTTTACTGCTACCAGTAAAGAAACAGGTACAACTTCTGTATTTAAATCAAAAGCAGCAAGAGATGCTGCAATAAAAGCAGGTACTCACGAAAAAAGAAAAGATGATAAGGATGGTGCAGTTAAAGACCCAACCGATAAACCTAAAGTAAATATTTTTGATAAACCAAAAAAAGATAAGGCAGCGAAGGGAGGTGACTCTTCTGCCGGTGAAAAAGATAAACCTAAGAAAGCTAAGTTTAAAGATTTTAAAAGAGATATCGAATCAACAATGAAAGATATGGGATTCTCATCAGCTGATTTGGGTGGAATGGAAGGTACTGAAGATTTTGAAGATTCGGATGGTAATTATATGCAAATTTCTAAAGGTAAATTATTTGATGACCCTAATAAATTTGCCGTATTTGGTGGAAAAGTTGATGATATGGATAATGCTCGTGCTGATAATCATTACAAATCATTCAATAGTAAAGAAGATGCAGTAGCATACGCAAAAGAGTTAGGACAAAAACTTAAAGGTGAAAAAGATAAAGAAGAACCTAAAGATAGTGGACCACAAAAAGATTCGACTGGTGGTAGAGCAGGAAACATTGAAGTAAACAAAGCAGTTCGTAGTAAAATAAAAAGAATCGGAATTAGTCCAAAGAACTTAGGTAAAGAAGAATATCAAAGAAGAATGGGTCAAGCAGCAGTAGAAGCATTAACAGATTCAAACTTCCATTCTGAAGCAAGAAAATTAATCGCAATGTTAGAAGATAATCCTGATTTTGCTAAAGACCCAAGAAAAGACCCTAATATGCCAGATATCATGTCACCTGAATATGATAAATGGAGAAAGAATAGTGTATATGGTTCTTCATATTATGATTCATCACCTGGTACTGATGAGATAGGACAATTTGCTTCTCAAGAAGCTTCTTATGATGGTAGAGATGCATTAGATGCTATCGCATTTGATTTAAAAGTAAATGGAAGTAAAGATTTAGCATTAAAAATGCAATCAATTTTTGATGATACTAATGAATCTTCAATGAGATTAAGTAAAATGTTACCTGAGGGTAGACCTGATAGAAACCTTATCAGAATGGCGAAAGCTCAGAATGGAAACATAAAGCAAGACTTTGAAGAAATGATGGATTTACTAAATGCTGGTGAAAACAATGATGCATTAAATCACATTGAAGATGCTATTTCAAGATTAGAAGATTTACATAAGGTAGTAAAAAGGAAAAGTTAAGATGATAAAGTTAAAAGATATTATCGAACAAAAAAAAGTATTAGAAGAGTTAGGACTTAACGAAGGACCTTCTACTGAAGAAAAAAGAATTGCTATGTTGGCTGTTAGAAAACAAGCTAAATATAGAACTGTAAGTTTAGAACAAGCAATACAAGACCAAATTAACGCTCTGATGGATTTACAAAGAGATGTTAAGAGAGGTAAAAAAATAAAATAACAGAAAAGAAAGAGGAGTTAATAATGTTAGAAGATAAAGAATTAAGAGGATATTTAGGAGCCGCTACAGTATTTTTACTTGTAATGGGTCTACTATTATTTTTAGCATTTTTTGAAATACCAGAAACTAATAACGATATATTTAAAGTAATCGTTGGTATGTTAGTTGGTTCATTATCAGTTGTTATCTATACTTTTATAGGTAAGAATCCTGAAGAGGTAGAATCACTAAAAGCTAGGAATGAGGCATTGGAAGATAAAGTATCCGCTATGGTTATCGAAAAAGATAAGTTAGAGAAACTATTAAGAGATGTTCAAACTGAAGTCATAGATAAATTATCTATTACAGGTGAGAAGTTTAAGTTTCAAAACACAACTAAAAAATAAAAGAGAGATATGAAACTAAGAGATATACTTAAAGAATCAGAGGATAGGGGATTATCTAACGAAGTTAAAAAACACTTCTTAGAAATCGTTTCTACATACAACAAATATCAAGAATCAATGGATAGAAAATCTGATATCATTGAAGTTGCTGAAACTTTGGGTGGTATCACAGAAGCTGCAAGAGAACTTGCTCTAAGAGAAGCTGATGATTGGTTTGATAAGCATACTATAAAAAGAAATATGAGTGAACTAACTAAGTTAGGTTCTCAATTTGATAAAGTTGCTAAGGAAGCAAGAAACTTAGACCAAAGAATGAATACTCTATACGAAGATATGGGGAACATTCTTTCAAGATACTACAAAATCGGTGAGATTACTGAAGATGAAATGAGAGAAAGATTAGGTATCAAAGAATCTAAAGGAGATTGTGGATGTGGATGTGGAGGAACTACACCAGGTGGATGTGGAGATACAATCAAAGAAGAATCAGTAAAAGTTTCAAGTAGAAATGCTGATGGTTCTATAACTACTACAATCAAAGAAGAATCAGAAGAGTTACTACAAGCTTTGAAAGATAAATTATCTGATGAGGGTGGAGCAGCTGGATTCAAAGATTTACAAGATAAAGCAAAGGAAATGGGAGTTGAATTGACTGCTGATATGTTAAAAGATATGGATGGTATATCTCAACATAGAGATGGTGATTATATTTTGGATGGATTCGCATCAGATGCACAACGAAGAGCTGCATTTGCTAGTGGATACAAAGCTAAAGGTAAAAAAGGTAAGAAGAAGAAAATGAAAGAAGGTGTGATGAAAACAATTCATATGATGGCAAAACGAGCAAAAGATAATAAAGATTTTGTAAAAATGTTTAGAAAAGAATTCGGAAGTCAATTTCTTAAAACTGGACCTAAAGCTGATGCTATGATTGTAAAAATGTACAAAGATACTATTGGTGAAATAAATACCTTAGAAGAATTTGGAAATAAAGTTACACCATTGATTGAAAAAAATGTTCCAACACAACCATCTAAATGGGCATACTATAAAGCGCAAGCTAAAAAGAAGTTTGATGTATATCCTTCAGCTTACGCCAACGGATGGGCTGCTAAAAAGTACAAAGCCGCTGGTGGTGGTTGGAAAAAAGGATAACAAATGGCTAAAGTAGAAACAGAAAGATTTTTTGGTAAAAAGGGTATTATCATTATGATTCGTGATGGTAATAAAATGGTTTCTGCTATATTCAAAGATAAGAAGAACGCTGATAAGTTCAATAGAAACAAACCAGCTGATGTTAAAAAACTTCTACAACTTGCTAAAAAAACAAAATTTCCAAAAGCTATAGATGAAGGACCAAAAAGATACAATCAAAAAGATGGTGTCGGTAAATCAAAATATGTAATCTCTTACCATGATGGTAAAAAGAAACACAAAGATGGTAGTGATTTCTTTGATATACAAATTTTCAGAAACAAAAAAGATTTAGCAAAGTTTGTAAACGCTTTACATAGAGGTGGATACAAATATGGATTCGGTGAAGGTATCGGAGAGGATACTGATGTAGGACATCAAGATGATGAACCAAATATGTTAAAATCAACTGCATTAGAGATAATGGAGTATGGTAAAAAACTGATGGATAAGTTAGATAAGTATGATGATATGGAAGGTGAAGTTGATTTTCCTAATTGGTGGCAATCAAAACTTACATTAGCAAGAGATTATGTATCAAAAGCATATCACTATTTAGATTCAGAAGAAAAAACATCAGAAACCATTGATAGAAGTTTTAGAACGTATAGAGATGATGAGGGTGATGATGAAGGGCCAGTAGATGAAGCATTTGTTGTTGCATACGGAAAAGGACCTAAACCTATCAAACCTGCATTCGCAGCTTACGCCGATAAAAAGATGGCTCAAAAGTTTATGGCTGATATGAAGAGAGATGGATTTAAAGTAATGATGACCCAAAAGAAAATCAGAGGTATTGATGAATCTAAAACGAAAGAAAGTAAAGCGGTCCAAGTAATGTCCAAATATTCTAAAACTGAAAAAAAGTTTTATGATAAGATGGCAGAACATGAAAGAAGAATTGGTCCAAGAGATTACAAAAAATTTATTGACAAAGCATTAAGAGGATTTGGAGAAAATCCAAGTAAATACAAAACTGTACCAGATGCAGAGGAAAAACTATATATGTTAACAAAAAAATAAGATGAACTTAACAGATATCCTACATGAATTAGTAAACGAACCACAAAACGAAGATTTGCGTAAGTGGTT